TCAGGAATCCGACCAAATGCGATGGAGACGCATTCAAAATCTTCCTACTGCGACAGTTCCTCTGTCCGAGGGAGTTCCTCCAGCAGGTTCTAAACTTAATGTTGTAGACCAAACAGTTAAGCTTTCACAGTATGGTGATTTTCTAACTGTTTCAGACAAAGTGCAATACATTGTCAAGTCTCCAACTTTGAATGACAATATGCCAGTTCTTGCTCAACAGTTGGGTGAAACTATGGACGAGATTACACGTAGTGTTCTTGAGTCTACAGCTTCCATTTACAACTGCCAGTACGGAACTAACGGCAACACACCTACCGAGATTACTGCTAAAGACTGCTCCGAAGTGGTTAAGCAGCTTAAAGGTGCTGATGCCATTATGTATGAGCCAATGATCCCCGGAGAAGCTCGTGACGGCACACAGCCAGTTCGCAGCTCTTTTTGGTTACTTGGACACACTGATGTTGAAGTTGATCTTGAAGAAATTCCAGCTTTCCTACCTGCAAGCAAATACTCTGACAGTAGAAGAGTAATGACAGGTGAAGTTGGGCAGATTCGCAACTTGCGTATCCTGTTAAGCTCTTTGGGTTCTATTACAGCAGGCAGCCCTGATGTATACAACCTTTTTGCATGCGGTAGAGATGCTTACGGTACTGTTGAACATTCAACAGGAACTATTAGCCATATCTTTAACGATGCAAAATCGGGCGGTACGTCTAACCCATTATGGCAATACAGCACTCAAGGTTGGAAAGCATTCTTTGCTGCGAAAATCTTGAACGACAGCTGGTTAATTAACATGAGAGCAACACTTGACGCTTAGGAGGTAGAAAATGGGACAAGCAGTTTCTAAGGCTTTCACCTTCACATCGGGTGGAGCTGCTTATAATTTAATCGTTGGATTCCAGCCTAATTTGGTAAGAATTGTCAACGTAACAAAATTCGCAACTGATAACACTAATGTTGAGTTTTTGTGGGATGACAGCATGGCTGCCGGCTATGCTTACGCTCGCAAAACCGGAGACGGTGAAGTTAACAGCGAGATCATTACTTCTAACGGTGTGTCAGCTTATTCAACAGCTGCCATGACTGATATTTCAGAAGCGATGAGCGCTGCTACTCAAGCAAATCCATGCGTAATCACAGTCGGTTCTACTGCCAATTGGACAGCAGGCGACTATGTTCGCATTCGTGATGTAGTTGGAATGACAGAACTTAACGAGAATCTTTACAAGATTCTTGCAGTTCCTTCAAGCACAACTGCAAGCCTTGATGTAGATTCATCCGGCTTTACAGCTTATACATCCGGTGGAAATGCTTACAACCAAAGCCAATTAGTACAAGCAAGTGGTGGACATGGGGTAACCCTAGGTACATCCGTTGTCGGTGCTGATGGCGATGTATTGAAAGTATACTGCTATTTATTCGACCAAGATATTACAGATCTTGGCGATATTGGTTAAGTTAGCTTGGGAGGGGAGAAATCCCCTCCTATAAAATAAAGGAGAGAGTCATGAAAAATATGCTTAAAAAGCCAAAGATGAAAGATATGAAGATGCCCAAAAAACCAGAAAAAAATGGCATGAAAAACTCAAGCAAAAAACCTGCTTCAAAGAAAAGCAAGGTCAAAAGAAACAATCAATCCAATTACATGTAATTTATCCATCGAGGAAATATGCCAGAAATTAACATAGAAGCATTAGAACAGTACAAACTGGAAAACGAGCGCAAAGTATTGGAAAAGCAAATTGCTAAGGAAAAGAAAGCCTTGAGCAAACAAGAGGCAAAGCAAGCTGTAAAGCCAAAAAAAAATGAAAAAATGGTTCCCTGGGTAGAAGGTGTCTTTATCAACCGTGAGCATGAAGGCGGCATTTTAGCCTTTAGCTACAATAAAGACCGTTTTGCTATCAAAGATGGCGAGCGTTGCGAGATTCCGGAATATATTGCCGACCATTTAAACACTCTCAAATACACCGAGTTTGAATGGGTAAGAGATGGAGCTGAAGACAGAGTAGGCAAAAAAGGTGTCAAAAGAGTTAAAGAAGTAAAAACACGCTGCGAGTTTAGAGTTACAAAAAGCTTTGAGCGACCAGTAGGATATAAAATTCCAAGACCTGAAAGGCATAGATTGTAATGGCTAGTAATTTCTGGACATTTGGAGACATCAAGACAAAAGTTAGAAATATTGTCGGACTAAAAAGCGTCAATCAGTTGTCTGAGGCAGACCTTGAAGAGGCGATTAACCGATACTATTTTTACAAGTTTGTCCTTGAAGCTCATCCTCCTGAGCTAGAGGATTATTGGGAATTTTCTACAAGTGCCGGAGATGATTCGGAAAGCTTTGACGATGATTCTTATGTATGGATATCGGGCGATGGCTGGATTGACGGCTACCCTTTTGATATCTACTTTGATCCTCATGAGTGGTTTTCAAGATGGCCGGAAACTAGCACTTATACACAATCAAGGCCGACTGAAGCTCTTTTCTATGCAAGGGAGCTAAAGTTTAATCCTCCTCCCGATACTGTTTATTCGGTAAAGATACCGGTATTTGCAAGGCCGACCAGCTTTGCCAATGATAGCGATACACCGGTAAGGGAAGAGTGGGGTCCGCTGATATCATATGGCACAGCTTTTGAAATTCTTATGGAAAACGGAAACACCGAAAGAGCTAGCGAAATTTTACAAAAGAAGAAGCTGGAACTTGATAATATCCGCTTTAAGCAAGAACAAGTCCTAAACACTCAAAGATCAATGCCGAGGTGGTAAAATGGCGACATGGAGAGTATCAGAGCCGGCAGGCAGCACAACCATTGCAAAAGGTGCTGAATACATAAGAGAGAACTGGACACAGATAGAAACTTGCATAAGTTCTGCTAAGCTAACAGCCGGAACGGTTTTACATACCATACCGGCAGGAGCAAGAATATGGTTTTACGAAAACGCAGCTCCAAGCGGCTACACAATTGTTGCCGGCCCGAGCGATGAGCTTTTAGCCGTTAAAGGCGGTTCTACCTATACAACAGGTGGAGCAGCAGCCGGAACATGGACACAGCCAGGCCATGCTTTAACAACTTCAGAGATTCCTCCGCATTCGCATGCGACCAATGCGACACAGGATATTAAAAGAGGCTCCGGATCTTCAAACTGGGGTTTTTCAAGTTCAAACCCACAGACCGGCACGACATTGACTAGCGGAGGAGCTGCGGCTGCTCATTCGCATGGCTCAACATGGAGACCAAAAGCAAGAGTCGGCATTATTTGCCAGCCGAGCTAATGTAAAGCAGGTTTTACATGACTGTAAAAGGCACTTGTAAAAAAGAGAAATGCCCATTTTTTAAAGCCTACGGCAAAGAATGTCCGTTTCTTGTTGAAACTTGGTGGGAGTCTACAACAGGTGATCGGGATTTAATCGAAGATTGCGCTCCGGTTAGAAGCTTGCTTATGCAGCAAGAATACTACAACCGAGCGATTGCTTTACAACAAAGCCATGAGCAAGCAAGAAACGAACAGGCAAAGACTAACGCAAAACTCGATCAAACCATTACACAGACTAAAGATTTTATGATTGAAGCTGAAAGAAAGCTTATAGAAATGAAACATTTTCAAACGATTCAAAATGCCTTAATAAGTAAAAACGAGGATGGCTAATGTCTTACCAGCCTTTTTTGATAGCAGATTTTAGAGAGGGTTTAGAAAATTACTCTGAGGCATGGCTAGGCTCCGAGCAAGCAGTCACCGAGCTTAATAACTGCTATCTTAGAAGAGGTAAATTTATCAAAAGACCTGGGCAAAGTGTATTTGGCCAGCTAGGCGATATCACAAGCGGAGAGACCGGCTTTGCAAACCCCGGTGGTAATCAATATACAATTACACTTGCTAATCCGGTGATTGTAAGACGCTCTTTAAAAATTTATGACTCAGGTGGAGCGCAAGTTGTCAGAGATGATGGTCAGGGTAATCTTACAGGCGATGTAGACGCAGGTGGCACAAATACAATTGATTATTCTACAGGTGCAATAGATGTTACATTTAGCGGAGCAATTACAGGAACAGTAACAGCCGATTACTCTACAGAACACGCAAGAGCCACAAGGGGGATTAAAAAATATGATCGCTATTCAGGCGGTGATATCCTTTTAGCTTTTGATTCTTACAGAATGAGCAAGTGGGTAACGACTAACGACTATTTTGAAAATGTTGATGATGGTTCAAGCAATTACGATCTTTGGAACAGCACAAATTTAATTCATACGGCAACTTATGGAGATTTTATCTGGATAGTCGACAATTCTATTTTGTCGGCAGGATCTCCGGCAACCGGTGGTGTAAAAGTCTATGATGGAAGTGTTATTTCTGACCCTGATCTAGACCTTGACGCAGCAGGCACTCCAACGGCTGTTAAAGGTGCTTTAATGGTCTTTATGTACCAAGAGCGCATTGTATTGCTTAACACCGTTGAAGGCACCTCTAACACACGCCATCCGCAAAGGGCGAGATGGAGTGCAATCGGGGTAACACCTACCACATCGCAAGGTTGGTTTGACCCTGAGCTATCCGGTGTATTTGGCAAGGGTGGCCGAAACGATGCTCCGACTAATGACGAGATAGTCTCTGCCGGCTTTGTCGGCCAAAGACTTGTAGTATTTTTTGAAAACTCTACCTTTGCTCTCGACCCTACCAACAATCCTGATCTGCCTTTTGTATGGCGCAAATTAAGCCAAACACGCAAATGCAATTCAACTTTTGGAACGATTGAGTATGACAACTACGTAACAGCAGTCGGAGGAAAGGGCATTGTAGCTTCCGATGCTCAAAAAGTAGAGGCATTCGATAAAAAAATCCCTGATTTTATTTTTAATATTGACCAGGACAATATCAACCTTTGCGCTTCCGTAAGAGCGGATATCTTAGACCAAGGATTGCTAGCCTATCCGGAAAGTCCTAACAGCTCAAGTAATAACAAGATTTTAGGTTTTAACTATGATGAAGGCTCATGGTTTACTTATACACAATCCGCTCACTGCTTTGGAACCTGGGAAAGCTCAGGCGATAAAACTTATGATGATTATGACGGAACAAATTTTGATGATCTTGCCAATACCAATTGGGACGCAAGGAATCTACAAGGATATTTCCCATATGTCTTAAGCGGTGGTGATAGTGGCTATGTATACCGTATAAACGATTTTACTGAGCTTGGAGATAGTACTAATTGGACAGAGTATTTCTCAGAGGGTGGGGATGCTCCTAATAATTTTGGCTTTGCCATCACTACCAAGCAGTTAAACCCCTTCAAGAATCAAAAGATTGACTTGGTTTATGTGCGACTTTTAGTAGACCGTGTTACCGATGATGGAGAAATCACAGTTGATTTTTACCCCAACTATGGCAGCGAAATCGTCGAAAGAAAAACAGTAAGCTTAAACAATCAGACAAGCAGCTTAGATAAAATCTGGGTGACA